GACCTATATGGTCCTCTCTCAAGGCTCGGAAGTGGTTCGCAGACTCTATGATGAGCAATACAAGCTATCAGGTGTAACTGCTCAAAATACCGAAATGGCGAAAAAGCTCCAAGAGCAATGGGGCTTTACGGATCAAGCTTTATCCAAAGTCAAAAATACTTTGATGGATCAGCTTTACCCAGCCATGATGCTGACAGCCAAAGGCACTCAATCCTTCTTTGAGGGATTTGTCGAGGCTGACAAAAAGCTAGATGGATTTGTTTCGCAGCTTACCTTAATTGGTGCTGCTGCTCTTACTTTGCAAACAACCTTAGCTTCTTTGAAGCTTGTAGGTGTTTCCGTAGGATCAGGGCTGGCTGCAGCTTTCTCTCGAGTGTTCGGTGCTGCTGCGTTGCTATTCCATAGCGGAGAGCTGAATAAAGGCGAGGACGAGGAAATTGCTCGTATTCATGCTCAGCAAGATAAAGCTTCAGGAGGCGGTGCAAAACTGCCTCGTAACCTGAGAAACAATAACCCCGGCAATATTGAGTACGGTGATTTTGCTCGTAAAAATGGGGCTACTGGATCAGACGGACGTTTTGCTATTTTCCCTGACATGAAGACAGGCGAGAATGCAATGGCAAACCTGCTCATGAGCTACGCAAAAGGCGGTACTAATACGATCTCATCGATCATTAGTAAATGGTCTCCAGCAGGTGAAAATGGTGCTGGAAATACTAATTCTTACATTGCAAACGTTGCGAGAGCTACTGGAATTGATCCAAACAAGCCTTTGAGCATGGGTGAGCTGGCTGCGGTCCAAAGAGCCATGACAAATCAAGAGGGAATGGTCGGAGCTAAGGCTACTGCTCCAAACGCTCAAGGCGGTGGCGGTACTAGCGTTCAAACCAATATTGGCGCAATTACCGTAAACACTCAAGCAACCGATGCAAACGGAGTGGCTTTAGGGTTAAATAAAGCATTGCAAAACAATTCATTAATTAATTTGGGAATTCAGGGAAATAGATAATGCCAAACATACCCTATCCTAACGTTCCTGCGTTACCCGGTGTACCTGCTCTAGCCCGTAGCAACAACGCACAATTTGTAGCTGCTGGATTAAACATTGTCGGGCAGCTTTTGCCTTTGAGTTTGTTTGGCACAAAATGGGGAATAGTTGATAAAAACGGATCTGCGGTTATTACTCCTGATTCATTCGTGGACTTTGAATATCGAGAAGAACGAAAAATTCCCAATTACCCGATTGAGCAGGGCAGTTTTCAAAGCTATAACAAAGTAGCTGTTCCTTTTGATTTGAGAGTCACTGTATCTTGCAGCGGTAATACGCTTGGAGTTGGTGGTCGAATGACTAAGCAAGCCTTTTTAGCTGCTATTCAGACGCTTTTAAACTCATTGGATTTGGTTAGCGTTGTCACCCCTAATGCCACTTATGCTAATTGCAACTTAGTTCACGTTGACTATCGCAGAGAGGCTAGGCAGGGAGCAACTTTAATTTTGGCTCAGCTATGGTTTCAGGAAGTTCGCATTGCTCAAAAGCCAGTAGTGCCAACTGCCAAACCTTCGGGAGCAAGAAGCACTAGCTTTGGTCAATTATCTCCAACTACTCCAACTGGAAACTTTGGGACAATCAATCCTAATTCAGTCGGAGGCATCGGCATAAAATGACAATCCAAACTATTCCAATTAATGCGGTCCCTTCCCAATCCTTTACGGTTCAGCTAGGGGGTCAAAACTGCGACATTAATATTTACCAAAAAAATACAGGATTATTTTTTGACATGGTGGTTAACGATACCCCCTGCGTGAATACCGTTATTTGCCTTAATTTAGTGGGATTGGTTCGTGAGGCTTATTACGGGTTTATTGGTCAACTAGCTTTTGTGGATACCAAAGGCACTTCAGACCCTGAATATAGTGGTCTTGGTACTCGTTATGTATTGGTTTACCAGCCATGACTTTTGCATTCCGTCAGATAAACCTTCAATTCACCAGCGCAAACGGTAAAACCGTAAAGCTTGAAGGCTTGCGCTGCTCGGCTGTTATTACTAACCCCGGTGGAAATAGTGCGTTTGGACAGCTTCAGCTTCAGGTTTACGGAATGACGCTAGATCAGATGAACGAATACTCCAGCACTGGATCAAATATGGTGGCGGTTCAGGATCAATCCGTAACCGTTGTCGCTGGAAATCAGGGTGGAAGCTTAAATCAAGTGTTTTCAGGGACATTGATTTCCAGTTTTATTGACCTATCCAACGCTCCCGAGGTGTCTTTTGTTTGTGCAGCAGTTGCTGGCTACTACAATAAAGCAGCCCCTTCAGCTCCAAACACTTATGAAGGTGCTCAAAAAGCGGAAGACATTATCAAAGCTCTTGCTGGACAGATTGGATACGCATTCGAGAATAAAAACGGTGCTACTGCCGTAGTTCAAAACCAATACTTGTCAGGATCAATAATCGATCAAATGCAAGCAGTGGCTCGAGCAGCGTCATTCCCGATGATTATTGAAAACAATCTTGTGACTATTTTCCCTAACAATGGGACTCGTGATGATATTGTGATTAACCTCAGTGCAGAAACTGGGCTTGTTGGATACCCGTCTTATTGGGAGGCTGGATTTGTAGTCAAGTCAGAATTCAATCCAATTATTACGATTGGACGAATAATCAACTTAAAGTCTCAACTGCCAAAGGCAAACGGTAAATTCCCAATTCAATACGTTACTCATGAATTGAGCACCTTGACCCCTGACGGTCCTTGGTTTACAACCTCAAAATTAAGCCCTGCGATCTATGTCCCAGTCAACTAACGGAATTCAAACCAATCACGTCCCCGCAGACGCAGCGTCCGAAGTCGGGCGCATGGACTACATTATCAGATCCGCTTTATCGGGGATCAGGACTGCTATTCCAGTCAAGGTAATCTCCGTCACCAATAGCGGAGGAGTCTCAGCGATTGGCAAGGTTTCAGTGCAGCCATTGGTAAGTGCAGTTGACGGCAATGGTCAAGCTTGGGAGCATGGGATTATTCACAATGTCCCATATATGCGTATTCAAGGAGGGGCTAATGGTGTCATTCTTGATCCAGCAGTGGGAGACGTAGGCATTGCCAGCGTATGCGACAGAGACATTTCTACCGTAAAAAACACTGGCGCAGTGGCAGCACCGGGGTCAAATCGTAAAAATGACCTGTCTGACATGGTTTATTTGATGACCATTATTGGCGCAGCCCCGACTCAATACATTCAATTTAATAGCGCAGGGATTACCATTCTATCCCCGACAAAGGTTAAAATAAACGCACCGAATGTAGAGATTAATGCAGATACAAATTGCACGATTAATGCCCCAACCATTACATTGAATGGCGCATTGAATCAAACCAGTGGATCTGCAGCTACATTTAGTGGATCAATGACTGTAACGGGTGACGTTACGGCTCAGGGTACAAGCGTTCATACGCATAAGCATGGCGGTGTTACAACGGGTGGCGGTCAAACAGGAACTCCAGTATGACAATAATTCAAAATACCTTATTGCTCGATCAAGACGTTTGGGATCTCGTCCTCGATGTAAACGGCAATATTGCTCTAGCAGAAACCCCTTACTCTATTGCTCAGGACGTAGCCTCAGCTACAAGAACTTTTTTGGGTGAATGCTGGTACGACACTAATTTAGGTCTTCCATATTGGCAGCAAATTCTTGGAGATTTCCCTCCATTACCGTTTGTAAGCCAACAAATTGAGGAAGCGTGTTACACAATCCCTAACGTGGCTGCAGTTGAGGTAAGCTTTACTTCTTTTGATAATCGCAGTTTAGCGGGTCAAATTCAAATAATAGATACAGATGGAGTCACGAATAACGTGGCTTTTGGAGGATAAATGAGCACAAACGTCCCAGCAATCACTTGGGTTAATGGAGCCCCCGTACTGCCAGCCGAGGCTGACATTCTTGCGGGAGTTCAAGCTGACATTGATGTAGCCTTTGGTGGCGGTGTTAACCCTTCATTGCAAACTCCTCAAGGGCAGCTTGCTCAGTCTGAAACTGCAATTATTGGCGAAAAAAACAATGAAATTGCTTATATTGCCAATCAGGTAAATCCAGCTTTTGCGTCAGGAATTTGGCAAGACGCTATTGGTTACATTTACTTTATGACCCGTATTCAGGCTTCAGGCACTGTAGTAAATGCCACCTGTAACGGTGCAGTAGGTACAGTAATTCCTGCGGGATCTATTGCTCAAGACGTTAACGGATACCTTTACGTTTCCACTGCTTCAGCGACTATTCCTGCTGGCGGTAACGTAACCGTCCAATTTCAAAATCAAACAACAGGTCCAATCTCTTGCGCCATTGGTGCGCTTAATAGGATTTATACAGCCGTTGCTGGCTGGGATACCGTTTCCAATCCTACGGCTGGTGTAGTTGGCAATAACGTAGAGTCTCGAGACGAGTTTGAACTTCGCAGACAAAATAGCGTTGCAGTTAACGCAGTTAACTCATTGCAATCTATTTATGCTGCAGTTTTAGCGGTTCCTAACGTGATTGACGCTTTTGTCGTGGATAACTCATCAAACGTAAGCATTAACTACGGACCAACTAGCTACGCATTGGCTCCGCATTCAATTTGCGTAAGTGTTGCGGGCGGTACGTCTTCTGCTATTGCAAACGCTATTTGGAACAAAAAACCTCCGGGCTGCGGATATAACGGCAATACTTCAGTGACTGTTTATGATACTTCGTACCCTACACCTTACCCAAGCTACACCGTAACGTATTTGGTTCCGACATCGACTCCAGTGTATTTTGCGGTACAAATTAAAGATACCCCTTTGCTTCCTGCTGACATTATTACTCAGACGCAAAACGCAATAATTGCAACATTTAATGGTCAAGATGGTGGCACTGCAGTTGGCATTAATACAACCACTTATTCAGGTCGATATTACGCAAATATCAATGCAATCAATCCAAACGTAAACGTGATTGAGGTTTATGTTGGTCTAACTGCAAGCCCCACAACATTATCTGCCTCGCTTGGCATTGACCAGTTGCCCACTATTTCAGCCTCTCAAATTGTGGTGACTTTGGTTTAATCATGCAAAATTGGTCAGAAACCCTTCTAAGTCAATATTGCGATGCTCCTACTATTACGGGTCTGCTTGATTCTTTTAATAGTGCAGTTGATCCTACTGGCGATATTGCTAATTTCTATTTGAATATTTGGGATGTCTACACTGCAGTTGGTAATGGGTTAGATATTTGGGGGGCAATCGTTAACGTACCACGTTATTTAGAAATTCCATCATCCCCAAATTATTTAGGATTTGAAGAAGCTTACCTAGTACCGTATGCGTCAACAGGTCCTCAGCCGTTTGGACAAGCTCCATTTTTTACCAGCGTTTCCTCGACAGATACATACGCTTTATCAGATACTGTCTACAGACAGCTTATTTTGATTAAAGCTGCTGTTAACATTGGTAATTTGGCAGTTCCTCAAATCAACGCATTACTTCAAAGATTTTTTGGTGCTTCGATTGAGGGAAGCCCTTACGGGATAGTGTATGTAATTGACACCTTAAATCAAGGCTTTACATACCATTTTGATTTTGTGCCAAGCGCAGTCCAGTTGGCAATCGTGCAAAATTCAGGAGTGTTTCCTAGACCTGCTGGTGTGGCAGTAACAGTTACTTATTAATAGGATAAAAAATGCAAAGTAGCAATATCCCCGCAAAGATCCCCCTCCCGTTTGCTTATGCTGCGGGTCCAAGCTATAAAAATACCATTCCTACTGCCTCTCAAATTGGCATTACAAACGGTAGAGCGTCATTGACCGATGGATTCCCTCCATTAACTTTTGACCCGCTTAGCGCAGGTGGTGTGCCTCCATTCGGGGCAGACTTTAATGGCATTTTGAATGAAATCACTGCCATTCAACAATGGCAAAATGCTGGCGGTTTCTTTGTATATGACTCTGTTTTTTCTACAGCGGTAGGCGGTTATCCAAGAGGCGCAGTTTTACAAGCCATATCCTATGATGGATTTTGGATTTCAATTATTGAAAACAATACCAACAATCCTGATACTTCAGGCACTGGCTGGAAGCCTTATGCGTTTGTTGGATCGCAAGAAATTGCTATTACCAGTACGTCAATGGCTTTATCAAACGTGCAAGCTGCTTATCCAATTATTAAATTTTCAGGAACTTTGACTGGCAATACAACCGTTATTATTCCTAATAATATTAGCACTTGGGTTATAGGAAACTTTACTACTGGGGCATATACC